CATTAGTATTTAAAACACCTGTACTAAAGAAGATAGTAAACAAACTTGATACGTTCAGGAGTGTATCAGGAGGCGACCACAACGCTAGTCGTATGCACTTGGTCAACCTACGTAAGCTATTCTCAACTGATGTCATTAAGGCATTCAAGGATATAGAAGATGAGTAAGAGTATATATACACTAGTAGATGACATATACAAACTGATGGTGACAAAAGAGGCAGATGAATCTGTAGATGTAGAAGCAGAGATTGAGAAGTTCGGTGAGAACATGAAATCCCTGATGCGTACTGAGTTCGCTAGGGATAGGAAGAGAGACAACCGAACTCTGCGCCTGTCAAACATTGGTAGAGATGACAGATACTTATGGAACGTAGTCAACGGTACTGACATAACCGAGAAGATACAACCACATACTTACATCAAGTTTATGTACGGACACCTGATTGAAGAGATGTTACTATTCCTAACTAGAATGGCAGGGCATGAGGTAACTGACGAGCAGAAGGTGTGCGAGGTTGAAGGTATCAAGGGTCACATGGACTGTAAGATTGACGGTGTAGTTATCGATGTCAAATCTGCTAGTTCCTACGGGTTCAAGAAGTTCAAGGAAGGTACACTAGCTATGGAGGATTCCTTCGGTTACGTTGACCAGATTAAAGCCTACGCTCACGCTTGTGGTGAGACTAAGTTTGGTTGGTTAGCTATGGACAAAGCCAATGGACATCTAACGGTACTTCAGTACGACCTTGAGGATACCCAAGCACCTGTATACGAATACATTAAGGGGGACATTACTGAACGCATACGCGAGGTAAAAAAGCTAGTCGGCTTAGAAGAGCCATTAACCTTCTGCGACTCGCCTGTACCAGACGGGAAATCTGGCAATATAAAGTTGGGTGTAAAATGCTCCTACTGTCAATACAAAAAGCATTGTCATCCAGATGTAAGAAAGTTTGCCTACTCCTATGGTCCAAAGTTTCTGATTCACGTAGAGTACGAACCAAAGGTGATGGAGGTGGACATTGAGTAAGCCAAAGAATAAGTACAGGTCAGCACTAGAGAAAGAGTTTTCAAAGGAGGTAAAGCGTAAGGGATTTAAGTATGAGCCGTTCGATGTACCTTATATAGTACACAGACACTATAAGCCAGACTTTGTACATGAAGAGAAGAAAGTAATGGTGGAGGTAAAAGGTTTCTTTCGTATCGGAGACACCTTGAAATATAAGTCAATTCGTGATACAATATTAGAAGACAACTGGGAGTTAGTATTTTTGTTGTCTAACCCTAATAAGAAGGTGCGTAAGGGCGGTAAGATAACTATGGGACAGTGGTGTGACAAGGAAGGTTTCAAACATTACACGCTACACACGGCACAGGAACTTGTTGAATATGTAGAAGGAAAGAAATAATGTCGTATACATTAGAGGAACTAAAGGAGGCTATAGCAAGAGACTATGATGTAGTGTTAGTAGTAGAAACCTTAGACATCTCAGTTGAGGACTTGCTTGATGCTTTCGAGGACAGACTAATCAGGAACAGAGATTTATTTACGGAGGATGATTATGAGCATTGATGATGCAACCCCTGCTGATTGGGATGCGCTTCGGAACAAGCACCCTAAGTTAGTAAAGAAGTATGAAGAGTACGTGACGAACAACCCTGACGAACCAACGGAAGATGTTGTCAATCACCCTAGTCATTACAACTATGGTAACATTGAATGTATAGAAGCCATAGAGGAAAGCATGACACCCGAAGCATTCAAAGGTTATCTCAAAGGTAACACACTGAAGTATCTATGGCGGTACGAGCGTAAAGGTAAAGCAGTACAGGACTTAGAGAAAGCACAGTGGTACTTGAACAAACTTATATCTGAGGTGGATAGATGAAGGGGCAGACACACGGAGGCAAGGGGTCAGCCCAAAGACCTACTGATGGTAAGAAGTTCGCAGACAACTGGGACGCTATCTTTAACAAACAGAAATCTAAAGACAAAAAGAAGGAAGTTAAGAAATGAACGAATATCAAGAGTTTATACATAAGTCCCGTTACGCTCGGTGGCTACCAGAGGAAGGCAGACGAGAGACATGGGCAGAGACAGTACAGCGTTACGTAGACTTCTGGGATAACCGTGGTCAGATAACTAAGGCTGACGGTGAGAAGATGTACAAGGCTATATACAACTTAGATGTAATGCCTAGTATGCGTTGCCTGATGACCGCAGGTGAGGCTCTGGACAAGGACAACGTAGCAGGGTTCAACTGTAGCTATCTACACATTGACCACCAGAAGTCCTTTGACGAGATGATGTACGTCCTTATGTGCGGTACAGGTGTTGGGTTCAGTGTTGAGCGTCAGTTCATTGACAAGCTACCTACAGTTGCTGAGTCATTCCATGAGACTGACACAACGATTGTAGTAGCCGACAGCAAGATTGGTTGGGCATCTGCATTCCGTGAGTTGATTGCTATGTTGTATGCAGGTAAAGTACCCAAGTGGGATATGCACAAGGTAAGACCCGCAGGTGCTAGACTAAAGACCTTTGGTGGTCGTGCGTCAGGCTCACAGCCTCTTGAGGACTTGTTCATATTCTGTGTAGGTATATTCCAAAAGGCTAAGGGTCGTAGGCTCACCAGTATTGAGTGCCATGACATCTGCTGTAAGATTGCTGAGGTTGTTGTAGTCGGTGGTGTACGTAGGTCAGCATTGATTAGTTTATCTAACTTGTCAGACCCTCGTATGGCTAAGGCTAAGTCAGGGGACTGGTGGCGTAACGAAGGTCAACGTGCATTGGCTAACAACAGTGTGTCATACACAGAGAAGCCAGACTTTGAGTCATACCTATCTGAGATGCACACAATGTATGACAGTAAGGCAGGGGAGCGTGGTATCTTTAGTCGCGTTGCGGCACAGAAGATTGCCGCTAAGAATGGTCGTAGAGACCCTGAGCATTCCTTCGGTACTAACCCTTGCTCTGAGATTATCCTACGTAGTAATCAGTTCTGTAACCTATCAGAGATAGTAATCAGAGCAGACGATGACTTGGTTAGTCTTAAAAAGAAAGTGGAAGTAGCCGCTATTATTGGTTCATTACAGGCTACCCTGACTGACTTCCGATACTTGAGAAACATCTGGAAAAGAAACACTGAGGAAGAAGCACTATTGGGTGTCAGCTTAACTGGTATTTGTGACCACTATCTATTAGGTAAAGATTCACCAGACATAGAGAAGTGGCTAACGGAGATGAAAGATGTTGCAATTAAAACGAATAAAGAATGGGCTGACAAACTTGGCATCAATCAGTCTACAGCTATTACTTGTGTTAAGCCAAGCGGTACTGTGTCTCAGCTTGTTGATTCTGCTAGCGGCATACATCCCCGTTTTTCTAAACATTACATTCGTAGAGTACGTTCAGACAAGAAAGACCCGCTTGCTCAGTACATGACAGCCGCAGGTTTCCCTGTAGAAGATGACGTAATGAGCAAGTCTTCGTTGGTATTCAGCTTCCCAATTAAGTCACCCGACAGCAGTACTACAGTAAAGCAAGTGGGTGCTATGGAACAGTTAAAACTTTGGAAGAAGTACCAAGACTATTGGTGTGAACATAAGCCAAGTATCACTGTTTATTATACAGATGACGAGTTCCTCCAAGTATCCCAATGGATATGGGAAAACTTCGACACTGTCAGTGGTATTAGCTTGTTGCCAGTTAGTGACCATGTTTATCAGCAAGCCCCTTATGAGGACATAACCGCTGAGAAGTATGAGGAGTTACTAGCGGCTATGCCAGTTGATGTAAATTGGGAAGACCTAGAACACTTTGAGAAGGAAGACACTACTACAGGTTCGCAAGAACTAGCGTGTACTGGAGGCGCGTGTGAGATAGTCTAAAGTAAAACTAAGGGGGTGTAATGCCCCCTTTATTCTTCGTCTTCCATTAAACGTCTAGTACCTTCTACTCCCGTCAAGAACCCTGCTCCAACCTTAGCCGCCTCTTTAGCCACTCCTGTGCCGCTAGGTCTTACAGTTGTTATGTCAGTTAAAAGACCTTGTAATTCTTCTTGAGTCATTCTGCTTGGGTCTTTCTTTAGTGTTGGTG